TGCGTCTAATGAGTTAAACATTACCAAGACGCTTTGCACAGATCTGTTTAAAAGTGTTTCAATTGCCTCAAATGATAAAGATTCATCTGAGCAGATTTCTGTTGTTATTTCCCCTATGCCAATGTTGATGTTAAGTGTCATTTACTTTCCCTTCATTGGTAGGGATTTATCAGTTCATATTTTATATTAATTTATTTTTTTTTATTTGACCAGAGACTTGAGTTGCAGTGAAATGCCCCCCCTACCCCCCCAAATTTAATTTAGGTGAGTACGGAGGAATCACTGCGTCTCGGTAACCGATCATTTGACCGTCGACCGTCGCTGCTGGTGTTCCTGCCCCAGTCTTACGACCAGGGCAAAATATAGACCTACCCTCGGACAAGACGTCAAATAGACACTGGCTATAAATGGCAAATGGGGTGGTCCGCAGCCACCCCACCTGCCGCCCACAAGCGACCACGACGAGCCTGTGGGAACTTACCTACATCCAAACCCTGAAAGAGGCTAAAAAGCCCCTTAGAGGCCCTATAAAGGCCATCACGGTGTTTGGCTTCGAGTCGCCAAGCGCTGTAGAAACGCCTGGACAGCCTGGTACTGCGGTATAAAGGCATACAAGGACTCTCTGGGTATAAACCAGGTCTCTTCATCCTTTAGCTTGTAGGTTGGCGTTCTGCCCATTTTTACAGGCATAAAGCCGCCTAAAAATAAGCGATCTAAAGTAGAACCCTGCACTAGAAAGGCAATGTCGCTCTCGCGATCATTAGGCCGCAGAATCAGGTACGGCACAGAGGAGTATCGCACCTCAATATTATCGCCCACATCGGCTTTGTTTTTGAAGGTATCCAGGCCATTCCAGGGAAGGTTTAAAAGCCTGGCAATAGCTATTTCTGCTCCATAGGCCAATTGCATTTGCTGTTTTCTTTGATGATCTGATTCCCAGGCTTTATACCTGGTATGCGGCCTGTCGGTGCTTTGTGTTTGTATCGACCACTGGATAAAGGCGTCAGCGGTTTGACGCGCCAACGCCTTATCTTGTTCAGTCAGTATCAGTGGCTTCATCACTTATTTCATAGTCTTGTGATAAGGCGGTAAGAAACGATGGCAACACGATGGCAAAGTTTAGCAAAGTAGCCATCAATAAACCTTCGTCATTTTCTTGCTTTATCCTCTGAAAATTAAAAATGGTTTTATTAACCATCTCGGCAAATTCAGGGCGCAATGTGTGATCGCATTTCTGGCTTTTCACGATGCGATTTGTTTTCTTTGATTTCTTCATTTCTTCCACGGCTTTCCATCCAAAGAGATCGGTGTGCATTGCTCTTCATAAGGTTTACGTCCGCAAAATAAACCTTCATACGCCTTACCGCTATTACTTGTGCCAGACCTGTAGGTTCGACAAGCAAAACTTCCGTGTTTACAATGAGGCTCACCAGTCTCCTCCGCCGTTTGTACAATTGGCGTTGGATCATTTGGTCTTTGTGCAGCTATAAAGTCAGCTAAGTCTTGGCTTTCAGTGACCACTGGCTTTAAAGGTGGAACAGAGCGCAGAACAGGCGTGGAAAGGTTCACGTGTTCTGCGCTTTGTCCATTGCTATCAGCACCCCATAAATCGAGCGCCACTCCAAAACGCATTGCGGCGTTTTTGATGGCATCGCTGATAGCCGTTTTAACCGCATCGGCCCCTTTTTGATGCGGTTCTGAAGCTCCATAACCGATACGAGTTACAGAGCAAATGGTTAGTTTTATCCAGATACCGTTGTGTTCATCTAACTGTGGCATTCCGTTTTCCGCTAATGCCATAGGAGCCCAATACCAGGTGGGGTCCACTTCAATTAAACGATCGGTAACGACCGCGTGATTGATGTAGTTGTATGAGCGACTGCCCATCACTTTCTTTTCTATCTGACTTTCTTTAAATGGAGCGCGTAGTTTTGCCGCTTGCTTCTCATCCATTATTCAATCTCCGTTCGTCGTTTGCTTTCCACATAGCTATTTAGCCAGGGCAGGGTTGTTAGGCGATGCTCACGCATTGCCTCAAGCACGATCTCTCTGCCCTCTGGAGCAAAACGAGTCGATACATAAGGAGCCTTCGTTTCTACCGACATAAATTCCAATATCTCACCGCTAAGGGTGCTAAATATCTTACTGTCAGGCGTCATTGCTAGGGTTTCCGTAAATCTTTTTCTAAAAGAATCACGTACCTTTGGCTCTATTTCAGTTGAGAAGTTCTCCTCTACCCAGTGCAAGAACGCAGTTTCATTATTAATAACGAAAGCTACGTCTCGGCTTACAAGGGTGATTTTCGCTACCTCTTGATTGTCGATGACTGCTTTTGTCATATCAGCGCCTACTTCCGTCAGCTCATCCTTTGCGAGTTCGCGCAGGTAATTTGTTGCTTCCGATACGGCGTCTTTGATGACCGTTAACGCTGCTAACTCAGCAGCGATTTCTTTTAAGTTCATTTTAAATCAACTATTTCTCATCGATGGATGTTTTCGTCCTGCTACACGGCCACGTACGAATCCTGTTTGATGACCGTAATAATGTCCTATGTAATAACCACACATAAAAATACCTACACCACACAGCCATATAAATAGATCTGTATATTCTTTAATAAAATTAAGCATATATGCCCAATTCTGATTCTAGGGCTGCAATTTCTATATTGTTTTCTTTAATTGCGGTAAGTAAAATCTTAGCCTCAGATTTACTCAAACAATTAAATAAACGTTCATAAAGATATGAATTATGACGCTTAGCTATGTCTAACTGATTTTCTAGTGAAAGTACGCTTTTTATCATTTCTGTCCCTTTACCTAGAGGGTTTGGAGCTTCTAGGTATTAACAGGTTAGCGTCAAGTCCAGACAGACAAGGCTTGCGCCACGCCAACCTCAAGCGGAACTTTAGGCTCAAAGCCCAGGATTTTAAGGAAGCTGGGGTTGCCTACCCTGAAATTGACCCCTTTAGGCGCCAGCTGGTCTACCTCAATCCTGGGTTTATAGCCTGCACCCCTAGCCTTGATGACCAGGGTGGCCAGTTCGGCAAAGGCGGTGGCCCTGCCTGTGGCTAGGTTGCAGGTGATAGATAGGCGATCTAAGGCCATTGCCAAGCTAATTTCTACAATATCGCTGATGTGAATCCAATCGCGGACCGTCAGAGCGGAACCCCAAATGGTAAAAGGGTCCTCTAGTCTGGCTGCCCTATCGATAAACGAGGTGAAGGGATAGCTAAGGTCCTGGTCCGATCCGTAGCCGCTAAAAGGTCTTAGTACTGTCACAGTCAAACCTTCAAGTCTTAGATGCTCGCAAAGCATCTCACCTGTTAGCTTTGCCCAACCGTATGTCATATCTGGCAATCTAATATCTTTTAAATCGATGTCGTTTTCACTTAGCCGTCTTTTTATATCTCCTGATTGCAGTTCAACTGGGTAGGCAGCGCTGGATGAAAAGTACAAGATGTGGCCAGGCAAGGTACGCATTGCCCAGGAAGCCATCTCGGCATCAATAGATAAATCGACAGCTAGAGCTAAAGGATTGCCCTCGATCATTTGGCGGCCGCCGACGACAGCGGCCAGGTGTATAAGCAAATCAAAATGCGAGTCATCGGTCCTAAAAAAGTCTCGAGCGTCGTTTCCGTCTTTTATATCTATCAGAGTTAAATCGTGACCTTGTAAAGCTTTTACGAAATTACGTCCAACGAATCCTTTATATCCTGTGATTAATATTTTCATCGCAAAGCCAAAACAAGCTCTTTATAAGTGTCGCTGGCTATAAACTCCTCAAAGACTTTTCTGTCGTGTTCGTAATATTCAGGAGCGTTAACTCTGGCGTAATGTTCATCCATCGTTGCTTTAGCAGCCACAGGATGTAGATGCTCTATTACTATGTCGTGCGAGTAGTAGAGGCCGTTTATGTCCCTACCCAGCTGCAACCAAAAATTGTCCAGGTATAGATGCTTGGCCCCAGGCTGCACCATTCCACGTAGCTTTTCTACTATGCCTCGCGTCATTAAACAGGCCGTGGGCAGGTTGCCTTGCTGCAGTAAATCATTGCCGTATGCGACGCCTTGTTTTGTGCCTGGAATTGTTAGCTTCAATAAGTAATCCCAATACTTAGTGCGTGGCAAATGATCGTCGCCCATAAATCCAAAGTACTGATAGCGGTCGTATTTCTCATCATTTAATAAAATCATTGCTGCCATATTTAAAGGCTGCGCCATTCCACCAGAGGTGTGCAGGTTTGTAATGATTGCTATGTCAGGTATTTGTTCATAATCGCGCATACGCGGATCATCTATATCGCAGACAAAAAATAAATCTGATTGAGCGTCAGTATCTTTCCAAGCTTTAATAAGCCTTGACGCGTTTTCTGGTCGTCCTCTTGTTGGTACAATGTAAACACTTTTCATTTTGTCCCTCTTTATCGTGTTCTTTTAAATGTTGGAATAACATCTTTCTTAATTCTCTTAAATCTGTTAGCACCTCCTCAGCAAAACCGTTTGAAACTGGACGGCTGTTTTTTTCAGCACGCGCAGCAAATATAGCAGCCACCCCAGATATCGTGGCAGCTGCTATAACGCCCAACTGTATGAAAAGACTATCCACGTCCCAATTGATCCTTAGGATTTACATAACGCAATAGAGGTGGAAGCACGGCTGCTAGAGCTGCGCTTGTTAAACCCTTAATTGTTAGATCACCAGTGGCTAGGTAATAAGCAAGAGCGGCGCTAAGTGCTGCGCGGCCCCAAGAAGCCGCCACCTGCTGCGCCGTCTTGATTTGCTTCTTCTGTTTTGCGGTTGTCATCAGTTTTCTCCAAACCTAATGCAGAGATTAATGTAGCTACTTGTGCGGAGTTTAATGCTATCTCAAAGTGCATTTCATCCTTGCGATATCTGTAGTCGCCGCCCCACTTTAAACCATACTTACGACAGAGCCTTCTTATGCTCTTGTCTTGCTCTTTGTTAAAGGTATTAACGGCCCCTAGTGGATGCTTTGTAGCGTTTAGATCAATGGCCGTGCCACTAGCGTGATTGGAAATGACGGTCTGGGTTCCACGAATTTTGCGATAGCAATAGCCCCAGTCGTCTAACTGACCCTCATCTAAAGGTTCAACTAGGCGGTGGAAGTCGGCGGCGAATGCTATAAGCAACGGCGCTACAGGCTCGGCAATGCGAAGCTTTAAATCAGTGCCTGGAACGCGCTTGCGGATAATAACTATCTCTTCAGGATCGGCTGAGGCTGGCCAGCCGTTTGCGCTCTTTTCCATACAAGCATATTACTTCCTCAAGAAAGTTCTGTCACACTCTTGAGGGATTGTGCTTAGCTTAAAAGCAACTTGGCTTCATCGGCAGTAATGCCTAGTTTTTCCAAAAGAGCCTCTTTTGCTGCTGCCTTTTCTTGCTTCCTAATTTGCTCGGCTTCGGCATTTGCCAAATCTTTTTCGTGTTGTGCCAATTCTGCTGGTGTCATATCTCTTTCAATTATTTCGCCAGTTTCAGTATTGTGGATAACTATTGTTGTCATTATTTTACTCCATAAAGTTGATAAGAACCGCCCGAGAAATTGCTTCCATTTTGTGTTAATAAAGTAATGCTTGAAATAGCAGAAGCGCTGTTAAAATTTCCCCAAGACATAGCTTGCGTATTGTAGGTGTTAGTTTGATCTCTAACTACTGAACGCGAATATAAAGCTTTAATATGAGATGTGTTTGCATAGTCTGGAATCTGCAACATAGCAAATGCATTTCTATCAGCGCTTTCGTTGCCGTCATCACCTGTTAAATATAATCTATCTCTAAGGCCGTCACAACCTATTGCCGCTGTATTTTCTGCACTTTGGTTTATATTAATGAATCCATAATCAGTTGCACCCGTTGCGCCATTTACTCTTAGGGTCAAATAATCGTCAGCTGCAAAATAAAAATCTCTAATGTATAAAACTAAATCAATATAATCAGCAGATATAGTACTTAAAGTTACTGTATTAGTGTTAGTAGGCAAATTAGCAGATACCAGAGAAGTCATACCACCACCACTAGCAGGGGCAGCAAACTTTAGCCCTGTTGCTTCTGTGCTATCGGCAGTTAAGACTTGGCCGTTTGTGCCTACCGCTAGGCGACTAAAAGTATCTGCACCAGTTCCAACTATTAAATCACCTTTAGCATCTATTGCAGTAGCCATAGAATTAGTAATAGTTACTGTGCCGCTAGTGCCACCGCCGCTAATACCTGTACCAGCTGTTACGCCCTCTATGTCACCTGTTGCGCCGC